CTCTTATAAATACCTGGAAAATTAAATATTATCCAGTGATGTTTTTGGTGTAATGTATTGTGGTAAGATCCCTTTAAACCGGATCAGATCAAAATCATCCCCTGCAGCACAGTACAAAAACAAAGGAGACACATATTGATTCATCTCATCCACTGTTACAGAGAACAATGGATATTTTGAAGAATCATCAGTTGTGTGAAATCTTTCATTGCTGTAATATGGAATCTTCACCTCCAAAATACTGTTCACATTACAATTGAACATAGCTCGACCATTTGCTGTATCAGACATATTCAAAATGAATGAGTGAATGAGTGATGGTGTCACAGTTGTTCCACTTGAACCAAGTGGCAAAGCTGTTGATTGTTGGGCAGGTACAAGTGGATTCTCATATGTATAATTCCCAATTGATACATTACCAATCGTGGAAGGACATACTAACGTCCACATAACAGATCCGCGAACTCCCACAAATTGAGAAATCAATCGCGAAATCAAGTTGGCGTGTACAGCATTTCCATTTGCAACCCCAGTGGTCGCTTTCTTCAAACTTGAAATACCATTTGGATCGAAACCATACTCCAAAGGGAACATGGAGGTCAAATAAGTCGAAGAACCATAAGAGGGTTGAAAACCTGTAGAGATACGATAAGGTAGTGGTATAAAACCATTACTTGCACCAATCGCCAAAGATGGTGCAGGACGTGAAATAATATCACGGAGGTTGTTAAATTTTTCCCCCATGTACATATCTGTCCCAATCTCCTCACATTGAGCCACATAAGAGGATTGGTCTTCTGGACCTCCACACATACGACCAAATTCGAAATTTTCACAAGGTTCTAAATACACCAGGAATGTCACAGAGGATGTGGAAACTGGTGATGTAAGAGGAGTGTAAACAGCAACAGTGAGCGAACCATTCAACATGGTTAAACCTTGAGATGTATACAAACTCGGAAATGAAAGAGGGAAACGATTACTAGCGCTAAATGGTATACCATTGTCAGTGTCAAACCATGACAAATAATTATCATGGGGCACGATAAAAGCCATTTCATCTGCTTCCCGAATATTCCAAAGAATGGTTTTGTTCGTATTTAAATTCGCGTTCACTGCAGATCCATTGTAACTTGGATCCCATGACAAACGCACTGTACCAGCATGGAAAGGTGACTTAATCACCTTAAATGTAAATTTCAAATCTCCACGCCAGAAAGCAAAGTATTTGCTCAAAAATGCCATAGGTGTAGGACAAACCACATTAGCTGAAGCACCTGTGAGTGTAATATTTGGACATACATTATATGATGTCAAAACACTATTGATGCCATTTGCATTGGTCCAATTAAATCGATCCACAATGGGATTGCACCGCATGTACTCCAACATGTTTGGCATAGTTGGTAAGTATGGACCTACATCCAAGTGAGGAGATACTAACCCAACATGTTCGACCTTTCGTTTAGCATGTGCGAAATCTTGTTTTGCATGTACCTCCACATCCTCGCTTTGCGCTGTATAGATCGTGGCACCATGCAATTCCACATCAGTCATCCATGCGAAGACTCGCACACCAATGGCAGATGTGTTTACTCCATTGCTAGATGCCGCAGGTGCAACTTCCATAATTGTGTAAGTGAATGGAGATTGGCGAGTATCCAAAGCTTGCCATTCAGTTGCAGGAAGCAATGGTGAACTTAATTCAACATCACTATCCATCGCCAAATCCACTAAGGCAGCTTGTTTTTGACTAAAATATGAGATGTAATTTGCATTTGTTAATACAAGATTGGATACATCTTCACCCGGTGAGATACTCACCAGATACGCACCATAAATAAATGGTGATGCATCAAATTGAAATCGAATGTGCATAGTGCCTCGCATAAAAGCATAATTTGCCAATTTGGCGGCAACAGATTTGATGATTTTCCACTGTGCGAAAGCCTCAAATGTAAGGTTAAAAGAAGAACCAATCGTGAAGGACGTTGATGTTAACTCCACTGGACGGGATAAAAATTGTGCAATACTCTCATCATATGGAGACATGTGGTACTCTTGTTTCCATTTGTTCTGTTGTGTATTTTCTTCTAGAACATCAGTTGTCATTATTTCCGCAGTAACATGTTCATTAGGGCTCGGTTTTTCTTGCGTCCTGAGCTGCGACGTATTATAATCATTTGTTTGAGTGACTTGTATTTGAACTTGCAGGTTGTAAGTCATTAGACTGCAAGGTTTTGTGAAATTGAGATCCAACTTTCTCTTCCGTAAAAACGGATTTCGAGGAACACTCGTGTAGGATTTCAGCACTGATCCATTCTCTCGTTTCGGTTCACAAAATGAAACTGAGCAGTAACTATCAGTGGTTATGTCTTTGGTTTTGTCAGCTAAACGGGATCGAACATCTAATCCCTGCAGTTCATAGTGCGAATAAATGTAGGTGGTACTTTCACCCCACGCACTGTCCTGACTTCTGTTTTTGTAGTACTTAAGCAACTGTTCGTAGTTTGGAAAATCACTACGGCCTACATATTCGTGCAGGTTGTTGCGTGTGAAAGTGCGATTACGCACTTCGCAAAATTGGTCAAATGCATCACGACCATGTTGCCACATCTCACGATGTGCACTAGCAAAAATTTGAACCGTTTGCTTCTCAAGTGTAATGGTTGTAGATTGAACACAGGTGATTAACGATTTTGAAATCGAAGATTTTGCCAATGGACCAGTATAACGATTGAGTTCTGCATTGAACACAAAGCTTCGCTTGAGAAAATCAACATCTTCCAATCGACGGGTGGTATAAACCTCACCTGTTTTATTAGCAGGTGTGAAAGTAATGTTGTAAGCAGCAAGAGCCTGTTGATAGGTAGCAAAGTTAAATTGCTTCACAATCTTGGCCTGCACACTCACTAAAACATCATCACCATAAGTGACACTTCGCACCCACATACGGAATTCTTCCAATGGAATCCCGGTGGCATCTTCAAACCCAATGCGGAGGTAAACTCCACCACAAATTGAATTGATGATCACAGTGAGCAAATGCCCACTTGGATTGTTTCTCAAAAATGATACAAGATCACCATTGAAATTGACGTAGGCGTAAGCCACATCATAACCAATCCCACGCATGACAAGGAAATCTTCATGGTCCATGTGCGTACAATGACGTTTATGAAAACGAATTATACCATCAAAGATACACATGATGACCATGGCCATCATACTCTTGTCATAGTTCTTGTAATCACCATCAAAGATGAACTCAGAAAAATCAATAAGGTGATGTGCAATGTCATCCCAATCCTGACTGTGCGCATTTGTACCAATGGCACATTCAAAATGCAAACGGTTACGCTGCATCAAGCGCACAAAAGAAAGATAATACTGACGACCAATGATTCCAAGAGCAAAAGGTTGACCCGTGAAAACACGGATTTTCCCCATTGTAATTTTCTCAAATTCACGAGCTTCATCCTTTAAAGATCCCATGAACACGAAATTGTTCCTGCGCCCTGCCTTGTAATTGGTAAGACAAGCATCAATCTCACGCTGCAAATCTTGAGTGGGTCTATAACGACGTACCTCAAAACCTGGATCTTCTTCTAAAAAGAATTTCTTCCCTTTACATCTTGGCATACCTGCCGAGGTAGAGAAATCCATCTTGTCCATGCCATATACGGCATTAATACCATTAATGGCATCATCTTGGGTAATAACCTGTAAAAGACCCAACTCACCTCTAGGTAGACTCTGTGATGCATCATTGAAGAAGCCTTCAACAGCTCGTTCAACCTTATCATAAGGTAAGGGGAAGTTTGATTCAATCATCGGTAACATCGCAATACGCCAAGGTTTATACCCTGACATAATGGGTGCTCCATGTGTTCGTACAAAACCTTCATTCTCAATGAGATCCTTTGATACACATGTATCACCAACGCGGGATTTACCACTACTACGATGTCCTTTCAAAGACCCAAAAACAGTAGCTGTCCCTTCTTCGGCATACATGAATGTACTCTTCGGATGAAGGCCTTGCAATTCAAATTCTCGTTCTTTACAACTTAGGATTGTTTCCCCATCATCAATGGGCATCTTATCCTTCAGAAAAGAACGCAAATCTTCGACCAAAACGCGAGAAGCAATGGCACTTCCTTGTTTGTTACCGAGTGTATGAATACCCAAGATCACACGACCCTGGTGTGAGTCACCAATCATTGGTGAACCACAGTAACCAACCACTGTAGGTGCTGCAGTCTTAGCTTCAAAGCCTACAAAAGAAGACCCATTCTCAATAGAAGGATGATCCACCTGTCGGTAATTGATGTTTTTCACTGTCATAGTGGATGGTGTGCCATCAGTCTCACGAGAATAATACGTCCCATGAGTGTTCGCACGATATGTTTCTGTAGGAAACAATTCAACCAAATTTTTCTTTTGTGAAATTTGAGGGATGAAAAGGACAGACACATCACCACGTAGATGTGTAATCTGCGAGTGTGACAC